TTAACTTTTGGATTGTTTCTGCCGTTTGGCTTCGCCCCTTTTGATTATCTCGTCTAACTTTTTTAGATAGGCTACCTCTGCTTCTAGTTCTAAAATACGCAAGCGTAGGCGGTCTTCTTCTGTTTTAGGCGGTGGCGGCATTTTCGCATAGTGAGGCTTCATACTCGGGCGACCTTTGGATTTTGGTTGGAGTCCATTTATACCGCTTTTCCGAAAGGCTTTCAACCATTGGCTGATTACCCCGCTATTGGAAATACCAAAATGAAGAGTCGCCTCTTCAGCAGAAAATAAACCATCAAGGATTGATTTAATCGCCTGAAACTTAAATTCTGGAGAGTAAGCTCTTTTACAATGGAGGACAGCTAACCCATTGATACCTGAATATTTATATTGAGCAATCCAACGTCTCACTGTTTTACTAGATAAATCAAAATGATGAAGTGTTATAGGAAGATTTTCGTGATGTTCAACATAGAAATCCACAACTTGTTGTTTAAAAATTTGGGTGTATTTAGTCATAAAAAATCTGCACCTTAATCAGTTGGAAAGTGAGTCCAACTTTTGGGGGGCAGATCATTGATTTTACAGGCTTTCTAAGTTTTTTTGTTTAGCTCCGTTGAGCTAAATTTAGTCAAATGGTGCCTGGGCGAGACTTGGAATAATTGATTAACTTATTGATTTTTAAAGGTATTAGTTATTGTGTTGTTTATTGTGGTTACAATTTTGGTTACATCAGGAAAATAGTGTAATTCTCATATGTTTTAATAGTATATCAATCTATTTTTGCTTAAAGGAAATTATTTTATAAAACAAGTCATCACCTCATCACTAAATTGAAATAAACCCTTATATATCAATATATTAATATAGTGATGACTTCTTTTTAAGTCATCACTAAGTCATCACAGTCATCACTTCTATAAAATTATTCGTTTATTTCCTTCCATTTTGTCTTTTGTTGAATAAAAAATAATCATTTAAAAATTATCCTCTTAACGTGTTCAAACGTAGCTAAACGATTAAATTTTACCCTATTTACTCCGTTGAAATTATGCCTATATTGTTCTATGGCTAATTGTAGCCTTCTTAATTAAGAGGACTTTTTTATGATTTCTAACGAAGCAATCCGCCAAGAAGTTATCGACTTATTACAAGGTAACATTCAAGGCATTCAACATTTCCATAACGGCAGAGCCGTGTTCACCGATGTAGAAAATGAATTACCGGCTATCGCCGTATTCATTGATGAAGCAGAATATAGCCAACTCACGCTTTGCGATGGCGAATGCAACGCCTATTTGAAAATCGGCATTTACCTACCAATGTTTTCAACGGAAAACGACCTTGATTTAGTGGCTCAAAAAATCAGTGATGTAATGAATGAAGCTACATTCCGCAGTATGGACGAATGTGTGCTTGCTAAATACAGCTATGACTATGATGCTAACGAATCAGCGTGGAAAACAGCCACAATTCATTACAACATCAATTATTTGAATTAAGGACAAAGCAATGTTTAAAAAACTTTTAGAACTCCGCCAACAAAAAGCGGCTATTGAAGCAGAAATGCGTTCAATTTTAACCAAAGCAGATGAAGAAAAACGTTCTACTACTGAAGCTGAAGGGGCTAAGTTTGATGAACTCCGCTCACAAGCTGAAAACCTAGTGAAAGAAATTTCACGCTATGAAGCGATTACTGATGAACAGCGTAACCAGCCGGGGCAACAAGTCGAAACCGCAGCCGTAAAAGTCAGTGATGACGAACTCCGCCACTGGATTAAAACAGGTGAATTGCGTTCACTTGCTACAAATACGAATGGCGGTGCAGACGGTGGCTATTCTGTAATCCCTGAACTTGATAAGCAAGTGATGAAACGCCTAACAGATGATTCCGTAATGCGACAAATTGCTAACGTGGTAAAACTCACTCAAGGCAAAGAATATAAAAAATTAGTATCGGCAGGCGGTGCGGTAGTAAATCATATCGGTGAAGGCGAAGCACGCACCGAAACCACAACCCCGAAAATGAACGAAGTAACGATTGCCGTTCATAATATTTACGCTTACCCGAAAACAACGCAAGAGATTTTAGACTTTGGCGGCGTTGATATTCTAGGCTGGCTGACGGAAGAAATTTCAGAATCCTTTGTGGAAACTGAAGAAACCGATTTAACCAACGGTACAGGCACAAAACAGGCTAGAGGCTTCTTAGCTTATCCACGAGCAACCGACAACGATAAAACCCGACCATTCGGCACGCTGCAAAAAATGGAAGTGCAACCAGCGAAACTTGACGCAGATGTATTGATTGACTTGTTATTCTCTCTTCATAGTAAATACCGTAAAAATGCGGTGTGGGTAATGAACTCTCAAACGGCTGCAACGCTACAGAAAATCAAAAATAAAAATGGCGATTATATCTGGCGTGATGGTTTACAAGCTGGCAGTCCTGGCACGCTTTTAGGTTTACCAGTTTACTACTTAGAAACAATGCCAAATGCGACAGAAACTAATCCATTCTTAGCGGTGGGCGATTTCAAACGTGGTTATACCATTGTAGATCATACAACAGGCACACGCACCAAACCGGATTCAATCACCGAACCGGGCTTCTATAAGGTTCACACTGATAAATACCTTGGCGGTGGCGTTGTAGATTCTAACGCTATCAAAGTGCTTGAAGCGAAAGCCTAAGCAATAAAACATAAGGGGCAGCATTCGCCCCTTTTGTTGTTTTAAAGGTGGAAATAATGACAGATTTAGAAATTCGATCCGCCACACTCTCCGCAGATAAAGAAAGTCAAAAATTAGTCGGTTATGTGGTGCAATGGAACAAAGATAGCGAAATTTTATGGGGAGAGTATATAGAACGGTTCGCCCCAAATGCGTTCGCTGAATCGTTAAAAAGTGGGAAAGATGTAAGGGCGTTATTTGAACACGACCACACGAAACTGTTAGGCAGAACCTCAAGCGGTACACTTACGCTTGAAGAAGATAATATTGGCTTACGTTTTGAATTATTACCGCCTGATACTCAAACAGGGCGAGATTTATTAGTTAGTGTAGAGCGTGGCGATATTAGCGGAATGTCTTTTGGATTCCGTACTATTAAGAACGAATGGGATTTTAGTGTTGAGCCAAATACTAGAACAGTATTACAAGCGGAGCTGGTTGAAATTACAGTTACAAGCATTCCTGCTTACCCTGATTCTAGCCTAGAAATTTTAAAACGTTCACAAGCGGTAGCAAAAGGTAAAGATTCTTCAAATTGGCAAGATGATAACCGCCATAAATGGCTTCATATTTTGGGGGCTTAAATGTTCGGACTATTTAAAAAGAAATCTGAGACCCGAAGCCTGACCATTGATGACTTGATCGCCAATATGGGAGTAGCTAACACAGGAGCGGGCGAATATGTTAGCCCTTACAATGCGGAATCATTGCCAGCCGTCCTTAATGCCGTGAATGTGATTGCTCAAGCGGTGGCGGCTATGCCTTGCTATCTGTTTGAGGTTAATGCGGAAGGGCGTAAACGCATTGAGAATCACAGCGTTGAATACTTGCTTAATGAAATGCCTAACCGAAATCAAACCCCTTACCAATTCAAAGAAGTGATGATGAGGCACGTTCTCTTAAATGGCAATGCGTATGCGGTGATTGGTTGGAATAGCAAGGGGCAACCCGAAACTTTAACCCCTTATCCGCCTTATGCGGTAAATGTTCAAAGAACCGTTACAGGGGATTATTTTTATCAAATTACCGACTTAAACGGCAAAGTAAGAAACTACTTTCAAGATGAAATTCTACACTTGAGACATGCTTCAAACGATGGCTTTATGGGGCGTTCGCCTATTACGGTGTGCCGTGAAGCGGTGGGGCTGGGATTGGCTCAACAGAAACACGGATCAAGCGTAATGAAAAACGGCTTGATGGCTGGCGGTATTGTTACAACTGCAGAATGGTTCGACCAAAGCAAAGGACAAAAGGCGATGGAAGCCTTAAAACGCTATCAAGGTGCTAAGAATGCGGGCAAAACACCGATTTTAGAAGGTGGAATGGAATATAAACAGCTAGGAATGAGCAATCAAGATGCGGAATGGTTAGCAAGCCGTAAATTCACGATTGAAGATATAGCACGCATTTTTAATATCAGCCCGATCTTCCTACAGGATTATAGCCATTCAAGCTATGCGAACTTTAGTGAAGCAAGCCGAGCATTTTTGGGGCAAACCCTACGCCCTCACTTAGTCAATTTTGAACAGCAGCTAAAAGATGCCTTGATGATTGACTTAACCAGCAACAGCAAAAAGCGTTATGTGGTGGAATTTGACACCAGTGATTTATTACGCACAAATCAGCAAGAACGCTTTAGTAGCTATGATGTGGCGATTAAGTGCGGAATCCTTAGCCCAAATGAAGCCCGGAAGCGTGAAGGCTTACCGCCTTATGTTGGCGGTGATGAATTTAGTCAAGCGTGGAAGCAAACCGTTGAAGTTAAGAAAGGCAACTCAAAAGGGGGCAATGATGGCAAGAATGGTTAGAGCCGGAAAATTCGATAAGGTTATCACTATTCAAAAGCCTGTGATTGGCTCAAATAATTACGGTTCAGTTAAGCGTGAATGGCAAGATGTGAAAACGATAAGAGCCAGTATCGAACCTTTACAAGGGCGAGAATATTTTAGTGGCCCTTTCCAGCTTGGTGAAAATATCACACGCATTCGCATACGTTACCAGCCTGATTTACAGGTTGATCGCAAAATGCGGATTAAGTACGGCGATAAATTATTTGATGTGTATTCTGTTATTGATAGCAAAGAACGACACGAGGAAATTCAAATAATGTGTAAAGAGGGAGAAGCCCATAATGGCTAGAATCGAGTTAGAAGAAATCAAGCAACACTTACGCATAGATCACAATTTAGATGATGAACTACTAGAGCTCTATTCTACTGCAGCACTGGAGGCGGCAGAGAACCATATAGGGAAAACGTTTGGCAGCGATAACAGTAGCGATACAGTGAAATTCACACAGGGGATCAAGGTGGGCTGCTTAATGTTTATCGGTCATTTATATGCTAACCGTGAAACCGTGAGTGATGTTCAATTATATGAAGTACCTATGGCGGTGAAGTCTTTATGGAATCCATACAGAGAACCGGCAATTTATTAAGGGAGAATTATGCCAACACAACCGCTAAGGCGTTGCACTTTCCCTGGTTGTCGTAATCGTGTGAAGGCTGGACGATGTGAAGAACATAAACCAAAGGACACCCGAGAGAGTGCAGCTAAACGAGGTTACGACCACAGATGGACGAAATACCGTAAAGGCTACTTAGCACAAAATCCCCTTTGTGTGATGTGCTTAGCAAAAGGAATTTATACACCAGCAACGGTTATAGACCATATCAAACCAGTAGAAAACGGACAAGCCGAACCACTCTTTTGGGTGCAATCTAATCATCAAGCCTTATGCCGTGATTGCCACAGCTACAAGACAAGAGAGATAGACAAACGAGGATATGGAGCGAAGAAATAGAGTATTCGCATCATACGAACATTTAGTCAGATGTGTATATATGTACACAACTAACCAAACCAAACTTGGTTAGGTTCAAAAAATGAACGGAACTCAAATTTGAGTTTTGCGGAAAATTTGGACAGGTTGAGGCAGTGGGGGGAGTTTTGAAAAGAAAAGCCAAAACGCTAAGAACCGCCCCCTAATCAAATTTTTACGCACGGCAATTTTTTAGAAAATATAGGTGGACGCAGTTTTGCGTTTACCATCTCCCCAAATTTGGAGAGATTAACCAGCTGAAAATTCAGCAGATTGAGCGAACGCAATTTTGCGTTTGTTAGTCTCCTCAATTTTGAGGAGAACATCCCCGAAATTATGGGCGAGTACGCTCCTGAAGTTTTAGGAACGTTCCCGAAAAATGGGGAGCGTTCAATCTCCCGAATTTTCGGGAAATTACCACAACAACAATTTAAGGACTAAACGAATGACAAAAAAGAAGTTACCAAAAGCACCCGATTATTTAGACGAAATCGCTAAGAGCCAATGGAAAAGCAAAATCAATATGTTGGCGGAGCGTGGCGATATTACAGGCGAGGACTACACCAACTTAGAACTTTATTGCGTGAATTATTCGCTTTACCGGCAAGCGGTTCAAAATATCGCAGAACGTGGCTTTAGCATTACCAACAGTCAAGGCACAGAAGCACGCAATCCGGCACTTACTGCCAAAAGCGAAGCTGAAAAAATCATTATTAAAATGTCGTCCTTACTAGGCTTTGATCCGGTAAGCAGACGAAAAACCCCGATTGACACCGAAGAAACAGACGTACTAGATGAACTATGACACCGTGGCACACTTACGCAGAACAAGTACAAAATGGCGAAATCATCGCTTGTAAACGCATAAAGCAAGCGGTAGAGCGTTATTTTTCAGACCTAAACAACCACGAATACTATTTTGATGAAGAAATTGTAACGAAATTTATCAAGTTTTCAGCCTTATGCCCTCACGTTAAGGGGTATTTATACGGCAAACCGATAGAGCTCTCAGACTGGCAAATATTCTTATTTGCGAACATTTTAGGCTTTAAATACCGTGAAAGTGGCTTGCGAAAATACAGATCCGCTTACGTTCAAGTTGCCCGGAAGAACGCCAAAAGCACGGTAGCGGCAATATTGGCGAACTGGTGGCTTGTAATGGAAAAAGGGCAACAGGATATTTACACTGCAGCAGTAAGCCGAGATCAAGCCCGAATTGTATTTGATGATGCCAAGAAAATGGCAACCTTAAGCAAGCCATTAAGCAAACGCCTCACAATCCAACAGCACAAAATGCTATACACGCAAAAAAACAGCCTAATGCGACCGCTTGCGGCTAAATCTTCCACTATTGAGGGAACTAACCCTAGCCTTGCGATTGTGGACGAATACCACTTACACCCCGATAACAGCGTATATAGTGCGTTAGAGTTAGGACAAGGGGCAAGACCTGAAGGGCTTTTATTTGCGATCACGACTGCCGGCAGTAACACCATTTCAGCTTGTAAACAGCACTATGATTACTGCTGCCAAATTTTAGACGGCACGGAAAAAAACGAATCTATTTTCATTCTGATTTTTGAGTTAGACGATGAAAACGAAATTGAAGATCCGCAAAATTGGATAAAAGCCAACCCCAACATAGGAAAATCCATTCCTTACAAAGATTTTGAAAATACCATAGCCAAAGCAAGGGGGATTCCGTCCGAGTGGGTAGAAATGCTTACCAAACGCTTTAATGTATGGTGCAACGGCTCTACACCGTGGCTAGGCGAAGGGGGCTGGAAAGCGTGCGAGCGGCAATACAACGAAGAAGAATTACAGGGTAAAGCGTGCTATATGGGGCTTGATTTATCCAGTACGAACGATATTACAAGCCTTTGCTATGTATTTCCAACCGAACAAAACAAAGTCCGGCTAATTACCCGGCACTACATACCCGAATATCAGCTTGCGAATGTGGCAAATAAGAACCGTGCGATGTATCGCAACTGGGAGCGTATGGGCTGGCTACGCATTACGAAAGGCGACTGTATCGACTATGACCGAATTCGAGATGATATTTTCAAAGATGCAGAAAAATTTGAAATCAAAATGATCGGCTTTGATGTGTGGAACGCTACACATCTAAGAACACAGCTACAAGGCTATGGCTTAGAGGTTGAGCCATTTCCGCAAACCTATCAACGCTATAGCCCTGTGGCTAAGTCTGCCGAAGTGCTTATTAATCGCCAAATGATAGAACACAACGGCGACCCTATTTTAGCGTGGGCGTTATCAAATGTCGTAATGGAGAGCGATGCCAACGCCAATATTAAGCCAAACAAGAAGAAATCAGCGAACAAAATAGACCCGGCAATCGCCTTTTTAATGGCGTTAGGCACTTATCAACTTGAATATGGTGATCTTGCTTTCGAGATGACAGAAGAACAACGTAAAACCCTAGAGAATTTCACAGGAGTGGATATTTAATGAAATGTGAATTTGCGAAAACTAACCCGCTAATCATCAAACAAGCGATGGAATTTTACCTAAAAAATAAAAATGGCTTATTTACCTTTGTTAGCCTATGGAATGATGAAGAACCATTCCCAAAAGATGAACTATTAATCTGTTTAGATGTGTGGATTAAGCAGCTAAAAGAGCTGCATTCAACCGCACCGACCATAGAAACCGAATTAACCCTTAAAAACCTATTAGAGAAACGGAGAAAGCTAAAATGAGTGTAAAAATCACAGGACTAAAAGAACTACAGCAAGCCTTGAAGAAAAAAGAGAAAGAAATTCAGAGCAAGGCTAAAAAAGCAATCAGAAAATCACTTAATGCTGGAGCAAAAGAGGTTAAAGATACCTTAAAATCAGTTGTTCCCGTAATGAAGAGCAGCACTAACTTTAGACAAAAAGGAGTATTAAGGAAAAATATTAGACAAAAAACTAGACTATCTAAAAATGGTGAGCCAGCAGGTAAAACGACTGTATTCTTTTCAGATAAGAATAAATCTATTGCTCTTAAAGATCGTGAGCGTAATAGATTTACTCAAAGTGGGAAATTATTAACAGGCCCGGTAAAAATTTACCTAAACGATCCTTATTTCTGGCATATGGTAGATAGAGGAACTGTAAATGGCGTAAAAGCCCAGCATTTTATGAAAAAAGCCGAGCAAGTAGCCAAAGATAGAGCCTTAAGGACGGTAAAAAGCACTTTTGAAAAAGAAATGAAAGATGTCATTAAATAACCTTGAAAAATTAATCAAAGGAGTAAATAATACTGGTTAAATAACCAAATGCAATGCACCTAGGCTGATCCCCGAAAGCAAGAAACCTTATCTTGTTGGTGCATTACCCATCTATAAGGACTAAATGCTAAAGGGGCGTTTATGAATAAATTTGTTATTGTGGATATTGAAACCGCAAACCCAGATATTACCAGTATTTGCCAAATCGCTATAGTAACCTATGAAAATGGCGAGATTACAGACCAATGGCACACCTTAATCAATCCTAAAACTTATTTCCACGAAATAAATGTGATGATACACGGCATCACAGAAAGAAAAGTAAAAAATGCACCGACTCTTTCAGATGTGGCGGATATTATCAAAGAAAAATTTGCGGATAACTTAATTTGTTCTTACGGAGCATTTGATAGAAGTTCATTAACTCGAATTTTCCCTGAATTACCTAATCAATGGCTTGATATTGTTAGAGTAGTACGCCGCTCTTGGGATAAACAATTTGCTAAATATGGTTATGGTTTATCAAGTATGGCGGAAGCATTAAAGATTAATCAAGAAAACCATCACGATGCTTTAGATGATGTGTTAGTAGCCGGGCAAATCTTACTGAAAGCGTTAGCAGATAGCCAGCAAGATTTAGAATTTTGGTTGAATAGGGTAAGAAAACCTATTGATCTTGAAGCATACAATAAGGCTCACTGCAAATTAGAAGGGAATCCCGAAGGCTCACTATACGGGGAAACAGTCGTGTTTACTGGTGAATTATCAATACCAAGGGCGAAAGTGGCAGAAATGGCGGCTCAAGCAGGTTGTAATGTTGTAACAGGAGTAAGCAAGAAAGTAACGTTACTTGTTATCGGTGAACAAGATATAACAAAATTAGCTGGCAAAGAATTAAGTAGCAAAGAAATAAAAGCAAGGGAGCTAATAGAAAAAGGATACCCTATTCAATTACTTTCAGAAAATGACTTTATCTCTATGATTCAAAATTAATAAAGGAATTCAAATGGACCCATTTTCTATATTTAATAAAATTATTGATTCTATAGCGGAATCTTCTACTCAAGAAGAAACTAATAAAATAGTTGATATATTGGCTAATCATCTCAAAACTATAAAATATGATAAAGATGAAATAGCAGAACAAACTATTCAAGGTAAATTAAATCCTGAGGAAACCCAAAAGATAATATCACAATATTTAAAAATGCTCATTGTATTACATAGCAATTATATAGAGTATTCGGAAAGAAGAGCTATAAATAGCTTTAATTTTATTTTTTATGATTCACCTGAAGAGTTGGCAAAAGCAATATCAGAAGAGCAATTAAGAAATAATAAACATTTGCAGCTATTTAAGTTAGGTATATCAAATATAGAGCTATATATAAATCAACTCTATACTCAAACATTAGCTGCTCCAACAATAGAGCGTAAAAAAGCAGGTAAAACACCTAAAGCCAAAAAAGCAGAACAATTACTTGCTGAAGAATATGCTACAGATATATGGGGAAAAGACCATACAATAACGCAAGAAAATATGGCTTACCAATTAAAAGATAAATTAGATTTAAAACAATCAATAAGAACTATTCAAAACTGGATAAAGCCATTTCAACCAAAGCCCTAAAGGGCTTTTTTTATATCAATTTAATGCAATAAGTTACTTATTTCAGTAAAAAGCAACTTCCCTACACATATAAGAACCTTAAGCGTTTTTAAACTCTTCAAATTTCCGCTTTAATTCCTCCCGTTCGAACAACTCAACGAAACGCCACAGCGTTTTACATAATTAAACAGATGAGAGGAATTTTTTATGACCCAATCACAAACCCAATCTAAAAAACTGATTTCTGGAAAAGAAGTAACCGCCATTGTTGGCTTTGGCAGAACAAAGCTAAATTTGCTGGTAAAAGCCAATCAATTTCCACAACCGATCCGATTTTCTGACAACTTTATCCGCTGGGATTTAGCAGAAGTGAATAGCTGGATTGAAGAACAGAAAGCAGCACGAGCTTAAGGTGGCGGAAGATGGAAAAAGCAAGAAAACCGAGCCAATTTTTAAAGGTGCTACACCGCCTAATAGTGGCTAGTGTTAGCGGTATTGATGGCTACGCTATGAATATGACTTCTGCCCGGAACTATATTAGCGAGCTTGAGCGGAAACACTTAACCGAAAAAGTAAAACGCACACGAGAAAGCACAAAAGACGGAGCGGGGCAGTATTACCGCTATGAAATTGCCAATCTTAAGCAATTAAAGCAAGTGATTGCGATTTATACGGCAAAAGGCGGGGAGCTGACAGCGGAAGAACAACAACGGGCTTATTCTCGATTTCAATTTCAGCAGGAGGAAGCTAAATGATTACATTTTGCCGTTTTTAGTAGAACAAAAACGGATAAAAAACAACTCCAAGCCTCACGACCTGGAGCTATTTAATCAATACCAATACGAACAAGATCAAAATCAGTGGACGTGGCACTCAGTAACACTGATTTTCAATTAAAGGACTTCACGAATATGCCTGTATTCATAAAGCAATGCCATTTTAGCAAAATTAATACAAAAATCAATAAACTTGAAATTATTTCATTTTCAAAAAGTGAAAATTCGATTTATTCTATTCTTGCAGTCGCAAAATCGGCTGCCGAGCCTGGAAACTCGAATTTAACCAAAGGCGAACAGCACGCCCAACGTGCTTTTTTTGTTCGTAGCACACGCTCACCCAAAGAACGCCTAGAAACCCTTAGAGGTTCAGAGTGTCTTTATGAATTAGGTATGTCGGTTTTTGGACACACCCCAATTCTATCAATGGTAGCGTGTAATGGGAAAGGTTCGCCCTTTGCTGATTTCCTTTGGTGTCAGTTTTCCAGCCTGTTACACGCTACCGCCCAAACCCTGGAAAGTTTAGCGGTAGCCTTAATCAACCAACCGAAGGACACCGTTATGAAACGCTTTAAATTCCTAACAGGTTCACGCCTGATCATTACCATTTACGCAAATAACCGCCAAGAAGCCGAGAATAAAATCAAGTGGGCAAATAAGCCTATCTGTATTGGTTTAAATTTACCAAGTATTCAGGGGGTGCAGTATGCGTAATCAACAAAAACAATTCAACAAAGGCATTTCTAAATGCTGGCAAGCAGCAACCATTCTTCAAGCAATGTCAAAATCACGCCTTCAAGAAATGGACGGTGTAGATATTTCTCTAGCCTTAGAGGGCGTTCACAGCATTTTACATTCTGCTTTATGTGATATGGAAGATTTAGACTTCAATCAAGAAGGGGGCAAAAATGCGTAATCGAGCTATTCCTACCCATATCGCTTTAACTCAAGAACAGGTGGGCAAAATTGACTGGTCACTAAATTACGCCAAGGCGATTTTAACGCTAATCCAAAACGACAGCCCGAACAACGAGAGCGATGAACCCGAAGAGTTTTTCACGAGTACAAGCACTATCAAAACCGCTATTTCAGCCGTTCAGCATTTCTTAGAGGTGGCGGAAGAGAACCGCAAGAGTGGTATTTATTGCAACATTGAGCTTGAAAGGGTATCAGGCAATGCCGCACACCCTCAAACAACAGGGGGCAACGATGACTAAACTAAGAAACGCTCCTTTTGTAGATAAACAACCGAAAGGCAAGCCATACGAAGCCTATATTATTGCCGGTGGCAATGCGTGGAATAAAACCAAACAGCAAACCGTGCTAGAGTGGACGAAAGCCGAAGCGAATTATCAGCCTATCATTCTAGGTAGTAAAGAATTGCGAGAAATTGACCGCTTGAAGTTGGCGTTAGAGGTCGGCAATGTGGCAATATACCGTGCCGGTACACTCACAGAGGCGGAGAAATCCGCCATCTGTCAAAATCTCGCTAAGTATTCCGCCGCTGAAACGGTCGTATTCTATGACGAAGCTCTACAGCTTGAAGAAAATGCGAGCGGCTATATCGCCCGATTGCGTACTGAAAATGGCGGAAGTGTGGCGGAAAAACCGAAGATAAAGGAAAGCGACCGAACCAACGATAAAGCCCGAGCCTTTCAAAAATGGCTAGGTTTAGATCTTGCTTTTCAATGTGGTAGCCGTGAAATACACGCATATAACGGCAAAATATGGGAAAAAGTAGAACGAGAGCAGATAAACCGAAGTGTAGTTACCTTTTTGGAAGAGAACGAGATAGGATATAGTAAAAAATCGGTGAATGCTTTGTTGGAAACGATGGAAATTCAACTGCCATTAATGGGGGAAGTTGCTGGTGATTTAATTGCTTTTGATAATGGCGTATTAAATCGGAATACATTGTTATTTGAACCTCATAACCGCCAAAACTGGCTAACGGCTTATATTCCACATAGCTATGACGAGAACGTAGCCGAAACACCACACTTTGATCAATGGCTTAACTTTGTATCAGACGGCAAGCAAGACAAGGCGAAGAACATTCTAGCCGCTCTCTATGCGATTTTAACAAACCGCTACAACTGGCAAGTATTCTTCCAAGTAACAGGGAAAGGCGGAAGCGGTAAATCGGTATTTGCTGGCATTGCGACACTATTAGCTGGAGAAAAGAACACAGCTTCAGCAAGGCTAGAAAACTTTGATGATGAACGCAAAATCGCAGGGCTGGAAGATAAAAAGCTGATTATCTGTTCCGAGCAAACGAAATACGCTGGAGATGGTGGCGGATTGAAAGCGATTACTGGCGGTGATATGGTGCGAGTCGATCCGAAGAACAAGCACCCATTTAACGCAAGAATTGCGGCAATGATTATGATCGTCAATAACGACCCTTGTAAATGGACAGAACGGAATGGCGGTATAGATAGGCGGATTGTCAATTTCCGTTTTAATAAAAGACCGCCTGAAAATGAACGTGATCCGTATTTTATGGATAAAATTACATTAGAGATAGGGGGCATTATCCGTAAAGTGCTTGATACCTTCCCTGACCCACTCGAAGCTAAAAGAGCCTTAGAGGAGCAAAAAGAGAGCCTAGAGGCGTTGGAGATTAAAAAGCAGTCTGACCCATTAACGGATTTTTTCGAGTATCTATATACAACAGAAAATACAGACGGGCTTTATATCGGAACTGGCCACGCTTGGACACGACAAAATAAGAACGCACCTTTATCCGGCATATTTAGCCTTTGTTAAGGCTAAGAATGTGCTAGAACTAGGCTTAAATACTTTTGTAGTAGGTATTGAGCAAGCAGTAAAGCAACACGGCAATAAGCACGATTTCACAAAACGAAAGACGAATAAAGGGCAACGAACAAACGTTCATTTCAAAAATTTTGATGACTTTCAAAGTGATATTTTGAATTAGCAAAGAGGGGGAAACCCCTCTTTTTTTCTAGGTCATCACCTTTTTGTGATGACTTAATGATGACTTTAAAACCAGTCATCACCACTTAACTATTTGATTTTAAAGGAGAAAGTGGGAAAGTGATGACGTGACGACTAAAATCATATATTTTACCTCCCTAACCCCGAACTAACTCTAAATTCATTCCGCACTGTTCGCAATAATCACCTAAAAGCTGCATTACTGGCACACGCTCTTCTAAAAAATCATATCGGTTATATGTGTTTTCTAAATCATCTCCACCTTCTAATAAATGGGATAATATACTTTCGGAAACGTGGCGATCTACTTTGCGAGAAGATAGAAATGTTTTCACAAATGCCCGAATACCGTGTGCGGTTAGTCTATCTTTATATCCATTCCTTTTTAATGTTGAATTTACCGTTGCGTTGCTCATTGGTTTACTATTTGATGAACGACCTGGAAAAACAAAAGGACTAGAATTAGAGTACATTTTCATCATCTCTAATATCTTTAACGCTTGGGAGGATAACGGCACAGCGTGAGGGCGTTTTTTATCTGCTTTTCCTTTCATTTTCTCTTTAGGGATATTCCATAGCTTTTTCTCAAAGTCTATTTCTTTCCATTCAGCATTAACGGCTTCATTTGGGCGTAGAGCAGTCAAGAACGACCAACAAACAAGGGCGTAAGTTTGTTTTGATAACTTAGCATTATTTAAATCAGTAAATAGCTGCGGTAATTCTTCAGGCTTAATCGTTGGATTGGGGCTAGACGGCTTGATATAAAAGTTTTTAATGGCTAATCGGCAGTTATGGCTTTCTATAATGCCTTGCGTAATGGCGTGATATTACAGCAGATACAAGCTGATGAAGTTTTTTTAATGTGTTGCTTCTATCTGCTACTTTGGCATAAATATCAACAAGGGCTTTTACTTTGATTTCTTCAACGTGTTTATCGCCAATATAGGGGAATATATGATTTTCTAGCCTTATCCAATTCTTTTCACGGGTAAGCGGATTTTTCGCTTTCTCTTTGTAAATGCCATTGAAATAGCTTTCGGCAACATTGCGGAAGGTGTCGTTTACTCGATTTTCGGCTTCTTGTTGGATTCTCTCTTGCTCTTTCTGTGGATCTATCCCTTTTGCTAATAAAGCACGGTATTCATCACGAATAGCACGAGCTTCCGCAAGTGAAATATCAGGGAATAAACCAAGTGAGATTTTAGTCCTTTTCTTTGTAATGGGGCGTACATAATTAAACCGCCAACTTTTAGAGCCGCTAGGCAAGATCAATAAAAATAGGTTATCGCCATCTGATAAAGAGTATTCTTTATCTTTAGGCTTTGCGTTTTTTATTTGGGTAGGGGTAAGCGGTTTGATAACTTTAGCCAT